AAGATTTAACATTGTTCTTGCATCTCGACAAATGGGTAAAACAGTAACTGCATCAATATTTAATGCGTGGTATGTTACTTTTAACACAGACAAAAATACACTTTTATTAGCTAATAAATCTGACTCGACAAAGGAAATTATAGATAAGGCAAAGGTTGTAGTTGAAAATTTACCATTCTTCATGAAGCCTGGTATTATCAAATATGACGTGATGAACGTGAGATGTGATAATGGTTGTCGATTAATAGGACAATCAACTACAGCAAAATCAGGTATTGGTTTTACAATTCACAACCTATACTTAGATGAGTTTGCCCACATTCACCCATCGATAGCCGATACTTTTTATGAAAATGTATATCCAACGCTATCGTCTTCTAAAGTTTCTAGAATTACTATTACTTCTACACCAAACGGATTTAATAAATTTTATAATATTTATGCCGCTGCAGAACGAGGTGATAACGAATATCATGCAATGCGTATTGATTGGTGGGAACACCCAGACAGAGATGACGCATGGTATGAAAGAGAGTTGGCAAATTTAGGTACTATTGAGGCATTTAATAAACAATATGGAAATGAATTTGTTTCGTCTTCAAACCTACTTCTAGATCCAGTCGATATGAAGAAAATGCGCAAGCGTATGAAAAAATATATTCATAACGAGTTTGATCAATTTGATTACATTAGCATTGATGTAAAAGACTATTTAACATGGGACCCTGAATTTGATATTGAAACATGTAAAGATGGCGGCAATTTTTGGTTATTTTCGGTAGATATAGCAGAAGGAAATGGAGGTGATTATTCAGTGATTAATATTTTTAAAATAGATCACATGAATGAACAAGAAATAAAAAACGTTGTAAATCCTGGAGCGATGTATGATTTCTTTAAATTTAAACAAGTTGCAGTCTTTAGGTCTAACGAACATGTTATTGAAGATTTTGCTAAAATACTATATACACTAAGCGTTGATATTTTCAATCCAGAGAATGTTAAGATGGTAGTAGAATACAACACATATGGTACTGTACTTTTCCAATACTTAGGAACTGTGTTTCCGCAAAGAAACGATTTTGATGAAGAGATGATTGTTAGATTTAAGCACAGACATGATAGTAAAACACTAAAACCAGGAATAAAATTAAAAACAGATAATAAAGCAATATTTTGTCAGAATTTTGCAAAATTATACAAGATAAATAGATTAGATTTGACAGATGAATCAACGATAGTAGAAGCTAGTTTGTTTGGTACATTAAGAAATGGAAGTTACGGAGCTCAAATGGGAAATGACGATACCATTATGACAGCGATTACCGGAACAGAATTTTTTAATACCACAGACTATGCAGATTATATTGAGGAACTCTTAGATGTCATTGACCCTGATGTCCACGATGCAATGGAAAGAATCTTATTTAAAGATAACTCTGAGCAAGGGGATTTACAGTTTGACATTTATGATCTGCTTAAATAAATTTACTAAACGGAAACGGATATATAATAAAAGAACAAAAAAATAAACTAGAAAAATTATGGCATTAAGTCCTCAATTACAACAGTTCAAAAGCTCAGGCGTATATCGTCTAGAGTTTGACAAATCACAAACTGTTAACATTCCAGCTGAAACTATTAGATTAGTTGTAGGTAGATCTAAAAAAGGTCCTTACAATACTCCAGTATTCATTGAAGATGTTGAACAGTTTACACAAGTTTTTGGCGGTGTAGATAAGTCTTTAGAAAAGAAAGGAATGTTTTTTCACAGATCTGCAATCGAAACTCTATCAAGAGGCCCAATCTTGGCACTAAACTTAACTGAAGCGGATATAGCTGACAAAGTAGCAATTGTATCTCCTTCAACTAATTCTAGTCAAGAAGGCGGAACGGCAATAAACTTAGAAGCACAATATAGCGCAGTTTTCGATACAGATAAATTCTGGAATCCAGCTGACTATAAATTATTAGCTGCTGCAAATAATGAAGAAGAGACTTCTGATAACGCAATTTCATTTGTAAATATCAAGCAAGATCCTATTACTATCATTATTAGACAAGCTGCTAACACTGAAGGTTTCAACTTAACAGCAAGAGAATGGTACGGAGAAGCTAACATTCCAGAAGGAATCGAAGAATTAGAATACGTATCTGACTACATGGTAGATGTAATGATCTTTAAAGGTAAGTTTGATGCAGCTGCATTAAACAATGACCCAACATATGGTGAAATGTTTGAACAAAGCGGTCTTAAAAGATCTGAGCTTTCAAAATTTGCTGCACTAAGAGAAGTTACTTTATTAGCACAATACACTGGATCACTTATTCCTGACTTTATGGATAATGAAGGTCGTCAATTATACATTGAGACTTTAATTAATCTTGAAGCTAGAAGAACTGGTTTATTCTGTGCAATTAATGAAGAAGCATTAGAAAGAATCGATCTAGTAGGTAAAAACTTTAATATCTACCAAGATTATCAAGTACTTTCACACAGAGTTGACCAAACTGTAACATCAGATGACGTTGCATTTGGTAAAGTAATGATCGTTGATGGTAATGAATTAGAAGTAGCTGATTTATCTGCTGCAGAATTAGCACTATTATCAACTCCAGTTGTACCTGGTAAATTCTTAAACTCATCAGTTTCAGGAGAATGGTTACAAATCTCATCTGTTGAAAACAGAGTAGACGGATCTGGCAACATTATAGGTTCTACTATTAAAACCGAAGAAGGTACTTTTGATAAAGTTGAATACGAAGCATATGACAGTGACGCTGCAAATGTTGCACCAGCTACATGGACTGCAGGCGTAGAGATTACAGTTGATGTTGATGGTTCTCTTATCATATCAAGTAACGCATGGTCACAAGGTCAAGTATTAGAAGGAAACTTCTTACCAAGTGCATCTAATGGTGAATTTGTTGCTATTTCAGCAGTTGACGTTAATTATGGTCAAGACGGAGATAAAATTAGAATCGCACCTGCAGGTGGAGAAGCATTCTCTGCATCTTTCAACGGCTTAACAGGTATTACTACATTACAAGCTTCAGTTAGAAAAGCAACCGAAACAGCATTAGTATCTGTAGTTGATCCTAACGACAGAGCGGTATTATTACCAAACGTTGGTTCAGGATGGAGCTTTGATGATATGGGTGCAGGTAAAATTATTTACTCTTACACTGGTACAGAACTAAATCCATTTAACTGGGCAGACGTTAAGGTTGGAATGTATATTCCTACTAAAAGCGGAAACTTAGCTAAAATTCAAAGAAAAGTAAAAGTTGTAGATGGTACAACTACTAAATATGAATTCCAAGTTCATAGAGATGTTGAGAAAGAAAGACCTGGACATGCTCTTAAGAGATACGAAGAATCTACTGAACTTTATACAATGTTCCCATTAAATGGCGCAACACACACGCCTAAGAAAATTGCAGAATTAATGGCAGCAATTAAGCCAGGTACTGGTTTAGGAAATGCATTAGTAGACAAAGATAACATTACGTTTAGATATGTTGTTGATACCTTTGGATCATTAGAAGATGGTACTATCTTAAATAAAGAAGAATTAACACTTCTTTGTAAAGAAAGACAAAACGCATCAGCTATTCTAAATGCACCAATGGTAAAAGAATTGAAGAAATCAACAAATCCTTCATTCTTAAATACTTTATCTGGAGCATTTGATGTTAACACGATAGCAACTGGTGGTAATTTAGATTTAAATCCATCATTATTGTATACACTTCCTTCAATCAACGAAGGTGCTAACTACGGATTCTACTATGGTCCTGGTTTAAATGTACTTGAGAACGGTAAAACGTTGGTAATTCCACCAGCAGGTTACGTATCTAACAACTACATTGATAAGTATACAAGTGCTTTACCATGGTCAATCATCGCAGGACCAAGAAGAGGTGTTGTTGGTGGTACAGGTGTACAAAGTGTTGAATTTGCATTCGATAAGAATGACAGAGATGTACTTGAGCCATTTGGTTATAACCCAATCGTATTCGAAAGAGGCGTTGGTCTTACAATCAAAGGTAACAAAACTGCACAGCAAGGAATTCAATCAGCATTATCTTCTGCACACGTTAGAGAAGCAATGATCTACATCGAAGATGGTTTAGCTGAGATATTGAAGAACTACTTGTTCGAGTTTAATACTGCTCAAACTAGATTAGAGATTAAAACTTTAGCAGACAACTTTATGGAGTCAGTTAAGAAAGATCAAGGTGTTTACGATTACAGAAACATCATGGACGGAACTAACAACACTAACGAAGTTATTGACAACAACATGGGTATTTTAGATACTTACGTTGAGCCAGTTAAAGGTCTTGAAATCTTAGTATCGAGAGTAACAATCTTGAATACAGGAGAAATCGCAACAGGTAACTTTGCATAAGAAAACTAGATATATAAAATAAACAAAGATAAAAATTATGGCTTTACCACATTATTCAGAGGATCAAACTCAAAAGAAAGGTAGAAATTTTGAAGCTGTACAGGCTAACCTGTTCGAAGTAACAATCCTGCCACCAGATGGTGTAACAGGACAAGGGATGTTATTACAGCACATTAACTCTATCTCAGGACTTGACACTCTACACAGGGAAGTAGCTGCGGTTGAACAAAAGTACAAGTTTGCTACCAGATCATTTGCTGGTATGCCTGACGGAACTGCGATTGACGTAACAGTTAACTTTACATTAAACCTAAACGATTCTAACCAAGCTTACTTATACAAGACTATAAGACAATGGTACAGATCTCAATATAATCCAGAAACTGGTGAAATGGGTCTTAAAAAGAATTACGTAGGTACAATTGTAATCGTACAATTCAACAGAGAAGGAGATATTTACAGAAAGGTAACACTTGATGATTGTTTCATTACTTCTGGAGTTGGTTTCACAGGTGAATTAAACTATGAAACTGCTGATCCACAAACATTAGAGATCACTTGGAGAGCTGATGTTTGGGCTGAAGAACTAAACTAAGATAAATTTAAAGGAGAGGATGCTTCTGTATCTTCTCCTTTTATTTTGCACAGAAAATATATTATATTATTAACATATCAAAATATTATGAATAACAATAAATTAACCAAAAAGCTCCAAGTGCTTCTAACAGAAGCAGAAGTACGAGAGGTTAATCGGGTTATTTTAAATGAAGCATTAGAAACAGAAACTCGCCCAGTATCAGTAAGTGCATGGATACGAGATCTTATTCAAAAAGAGTTATCTTTAAAAACACCCGATCAAAAATCAATTTTAAAACAAACACTTAAAAACCTAAAAGACAAATAATATGAGTGAAGAATTAAACAAAAAAGAAGAAGCGGCTAAAAGGGCTCTAGAGTCAAAGGACGCTATTAATCAATCTTCTGTTCCAGAAAACACAGAAGAAGTTTCTAACATGGAAGCCGTAATCGATAGTCAAGGATTAGGTAAAGTTAATATGGGTTCATTTAACCCACCAAAAGCTGCACCTTCTGATGATCTATTAGGATGGCATGTTGAGAATTTAGATAATTTGCCTTCAAAGGGTAAATTCTATCCAGCAGATACTATTATTAAGATTAGATCTGCAAAGGCAGCAGAGATTAGACATTTCTCTACAATGGACGATAACAATTATATCGACATGGAAGAAAAGCTAAACGCTATTGTAGAATCTTGTGCTAAAATCATGTCAGGTGATAGAAGATTATCTTACAAAGATATTTTAGAAGAAGACAGAATTGTACTTCTTTTGAGTATTAGAGACTTAACTTTCCCAGAACCTGAAAATAAGTTAATCCTAAAGGGTAAAACTAAAAAAGGTAAAAAGACAGTTGAAATTGAATTAGCAACTAAAAACTTAGTACCTACTGTGATTGAACCAGAAATTGAAAAATATTACAATTCTGGAGAAAGAATCTACACAATCCAAACTAGATCAGCTGGTGAAATCAGAATGAAACCACCTACAATTGGTGTAATGGAAGAAGTAACTGCTTACTTAAAAGATCGTCAAGAAAAAGAGATCGAAATGGATAAAGCATTTATTCAAGTTTTACCATATATTGTTGGTGATTGGAGATCTTTATCACTTCCTAAGATATTTCAATTAGAAGTTGATTATAAAGGTTGGGATGATAGAAAATACATGATCGTTTATAGATTAGCAGAAAAAATGAGAATTGGTGTACAAACAACACTTGAAACAGAAATCGATGGGGAGATCGCAACGGCCCCTCTTGACTTCCCAGGTGGCATCAAAAGTCTTTTCATTATTTCAGATCTCTCTGCAGAACTACTTTAAGACTAAGTTCTACCTGGGTATACATCTTAGAATGCAGCCCTCGGAGATTGAAGAAATGTACTACTATGAATATTGGTATTATGTTCAAAATCTTCAAGAGTACATTAAGGCTAAGAATAAACAAACATCGGAACAACAAGAACAACAGGAGAAACAATCGGCCGCTATGAGATCGCAGTCCTCTCCTAAGATGCCCAAAGTTCCATCAATGAAAGCACCTTCGTTTAAGATGCCGAAATTGTAAAGATATATAGTATGAGAGACGGTGTGCTGGTCTAACGATCAGTACACCACATACTTAAAAAATATTTCTCTAAAACTTGAATTTAAATTTCATGAAAAACGCCTTCGATAGAATGGGGGCGCAGAGCAAGGCGATTGAAGAACTCAATGAATCAGCTAAAGTAACTGCTGCGGCAGTTTCAGTAGGTGGAGATTTGTATTCTAGAATCGACGCTCTAGTAACAGTATTAGAGGATATGGCTTCCGGTAAATCTAGCGGCGGAGGCAATAAGACAAGCATTAAAGAAGCTATGGCCATGGCTATCATGGCACCTACGCTAAAGCCAATAGGCACAGGTTTAGGTTATATAGTAGCAGCACTTAACAAATTAGGACCTGACGGTGAGAAAAAGGCCAAGGCAATGGAAGGTATTGCTGGCGCTTTATCAAAACTTGGTGCAGTCGGTAAGTCTATATTCGCATTCGCAGGGTATATGGCACTTTCAATTCCACTTTTAATAATAACAGCAATGGCATCGCCTTTAATAGCGATAGCTCTTTTTGCGACAATTGGTGCAGTGATGTTAGTGGCCAAAATATTAGATAAAAAGAAGTTAAAGGCGTTAGCACAACTTAAAAAAGTAGGTTTGGCACTTTTAGTTTTTGCTGGATCACTGGCTTTAATATCTTTATTTATAGGACCTGCAATTAAAGGAGCTATAGGAGTTGCTATTATGTTAGGTATAATAGGTATAACCTTGAAACTACTTGATATGTTAGGCATTTTAGATGGTAAAAGGTTAAAAGAATTTGGAACAGGAATGCTGTTATTGGGTCTTGGTATATTAGCCATGGCCATTTCATTCGCATTAGTTCAAGTAATAATGCCGCAAGCAATGAAAGGTGCTATATGGGCACTGGGTATTATATTAGTAATGGGATTAATGTTCTGGATGCTAGATAAGATGGGAGTTGACAAAAGTATGCGAGAAGGTATTATGGCAATTGCCATGGCAGGTATCGCTATTGTTGGTTTAGGTCTTGCATTCGCAATATTTAAGTATTTAATTCCAGATATGGAAACAATTTGGGCAGCTATTAAAATGCTAGCAATTATTGGTGTAACATTTGCAATAATAGGGGTGTTCCAAAAACCAATCATGACAGGTGCTAAAGCTCTATTATGGGCTTCATTGGCGATAGTAGTTGTAGCATTAGCATTTCTAATCTTAAATGCATTAATTCCACCTGGAGAAATGACACTCGAATCATTTATGCCTCTTTTAGTAGTAGCAGGAATAGCAGCTGCATTCGTAGTTATAGGTTTAGGAGCTAGTTTAATTCAACAAGGTGCTATCGCAATGATTTTAGCAGGTGTGTCTATAATATTAATAGCGCTTGCAGTAAGAATGATCCAAAAGCCACTTGAAAAAGGAGGTTGGGAACTTATCGGTCAAATAGGTGCTTTAGTAGCGATGATAGCCGTAGAATTCGGTTTACTTGGTTTAGCATCTCCGTTTATATTGGCAGGTGCCGCGGCAATGTTAGTTTCTGGTGTTGCATTGATCACTGTTGCAGGTGGTGTTGCAGCCATGGGCGCAGCGATGGATAAATCTAAAAAGTTATTAGCACAGCACCCGTCTGGTGATGGAACAAATTTAGGTGTACTAATGAGTCAAATTGGAGATAGTTTCAATATGTGGCCATGGGAAGCAGCGGGTATATTATTAGGATCAGCAGCAATGTTAACCGCAGGTTTAGCATTAATATCAATTGGTGTAGGTATTAATAAATTCCAAAAAATATCTGAGAAGGCTGATTTACCTACGCTAGCTGAAAATATAGCGTTTATGGTCGGTTCATTAGCAGTTCCTTTTAATTTAATAGGTGGAGGTGGAACGCTTACTGTTAAGGATCCAATGACTGGGAAAGACACAGAAATTAAATTCACTGGTGGTGGAGGTGGTTTCTTCGGCTTAGGCGGTAGTAATCCAGTAGCTATGGGTATTTCTTCTGTACATGGAATGGGAGCAGCATTAACAGGTATTGCTAAAGGTGTTCAAAACATGGCAAATCTTAAATTCCCAACAGGATTTGATAAAGAAGGTAATGCTACAGGATATGAAACATTATCTGGAGATATTTGGAAAACAGTTATTGAAAATACAGTAACTATGGTCGGTTCATTAGCAGTTCCATTTGCTATGATTGGTAATGGTCTTACAATAACAGATCCAGAAACTGGTCAACAAATTAAATTACCAGGTGGTGGTAAAAAAGGACTTTTAGCTTCTATATTTGGTGGAGGTGAATCTAATCCAGTAGCAGACGGTATTTCTTCTGTACAGGGTATGGGTGAAGCTTTAACTGGTATAGCAATGGGTGTACAAGCCATGGCAATGCTTAAAATGCCAACAGGTTTTGATCCAGAAACGGGCGAACCGACAGGATTTGAGGTTTTTAATTTAGAACATGCTAAAACAGTTACAGCAAACACTAAAACTTTGATAACAGCATTATCAGGTACTTTTGCACAAATAGGTAATTCGCCTAATGCCAAAACTAGTTGGTGGGGAGGAAAGTCTACAATACAAAAAGGTATTGATCTAGCACAGGGCATGGGAACACCTCTTAAAAACTTGGCAACAGGTGTTCAAGATATGGCTAATTTAAAATTTGCTAAAGGATATGATGCTGAAGGTAAAGCCACTGGATATTACACTATTTCAGATCTAGATAAAATTGTACCTAAGATTGAAAAAAATTCACAAATGCTAATTAAGGCATTAACAAACGTATTTACTACTATTGGTGGTAGTGAAGCTGCTAAAGGTAGGGGATGGTCATTCTGGAAACCTACCAAGTTTGAAAAGGGTATTGCTCTAGTTGAAAAAATTGCAGATCCATTTAAGAAATTAGCGGGAGCTGCAAAGAACGCTGCAAATATAGTTAAGGACATTTCGAACGCTCAAGAGGTTCAAGAAAAGGTTAAAGCTATGATTCAAGCTATTACTGAAGCAGGTGGAGATAAATCACAATCAGAAATAGAAACGTCAATTAGAATGGTAAATGCCTTAGGACATAACTATAACATATTTAGTTATGCTATACCCAAAATAGTAACCGCTGTAAACGGGTTCGAAGCTAAAAAAGGTAAAGCATTTATGAGTATTTTCGGTGGTGAATCAACGCCGAAAACTTTAATTCCTAAACTAAGGATGTTAAAGGGACTTAGTACAGCATATGGTAAAATGTCATGGGCAATTCCAAAAATGACTGCAGCTATTAATAGTTTAGTAAAAGAACAAATGGACTCGTTTGTTAAAGTAATTGGAGGTAATGCTTGGAATCCTGCATTGGCAGGAGCCAAAATGGCATTATTTATGACAGTTGGTACCACATTTGGTATAATGGGTAATTCTATTCCAAAAATTACAGCAGCTATCAATGGTTTAAATCAAGAAAACGCAGCGACTGTGAAAGAAATGTTCATTGGTCCTGTAAGCTTCCTAAGGCCTATTGCAGGGTACCAAGCTCAAACTGAATTGTGGAATGCTATCGGTACAAACATGACTGCTAACTCTTCTGCGTTCCCTAAAGTTGCTGAATCTATTAATTCAATGGATCTTACTAAACTTAAAGAATCTAGACAAATGTTTGAAGCACTTGCGGTTCTTGCAAGCGGAGATAGTCCAGATGATATACTTGCTGCAATGGGCGAATCTTTAGAAGATGCATTACAGAATTTAGCAGATATGATTGATAAATTTAAAACTTCGGTCGGCGAAGGTAATGCAGAAAATGCAAGTATTCTTGAAAAAGCAGCAGGCGGCATCGGTGGTGCCATTGGCGCATTTAAAGATGGAATCACTGGAGGTGGTGGCGGAGACTCTGCTCAAGTAGTTGCAGCCGTTAATACATTAACTAAGGTATTAGTTAGAAGCGGTGTTAAGATCAGTAATATTGACGACTTATAATAAATAATTTATTTTGAAACCTTTTATACACGACATGGTATAACTACTAAACAAAATAAATGAGAACATCAACAACTTCACATTATAATAGTTCTACTTTAACATCAGCTGAATATGATTTTAAAGAAAAGACATTAATTGTAAATTTTAACCATGCTAGTTACGTGTATGTGGGTGTAGAGCCTACAGACTTTAATGCCTTTGATCAAGCTGATTCTCAAGGTAAAGCACTAAACGAATTTATTAAAGGTAAATACGAGTATGATAAATTAGTTGATGAGAATATAGATACTAAATATCCAAAGGGTAGTCTATTAAATGAATTGCCACCTGCGGATTATCAACTAGATAATTAATATATCAAATCATGACAAAAGCAAGCATTGTACAGAGATTGCTAGATGAAAAAAGAATTACAGCAGAAGAAGCGGTAATTTTGTTACAGTCAGAAACTGTAAATATTCCAATGTATACACCTAATCCTTATTACACTAGGCCAGATTGGTCATCACCACCACCAGTTTGGTGCGAAGATAACACGACAAGTAACATCGATTAAACCATTTACTAATGAAGAAGCGTAAACTATCGCGTGAGGATATTAATCCCGAAGATCGTAAACGTAAACTCAACTTTAAAAAGAAGAGACAACGTAATCAAGAACCAACTTTTGACCACCGTAGAGTTAGAAGTTTAAAAGATTTAGATGACTATGAAGAAGAATTCTAAATGGAATTGGACCATGATAATTACATGGTCTATTCTTATGACAATATCATATGCACTTTGGTCAACAATATTTAAAGCTGTTCTAACATGAATGGATATTATATAGGTGATGAGTATAGAACTAATTCAAAAAGTCTTGTTCCAGGAGGATGGGACGTTGAAGTAGAATATAAAACTCTAGAAAAGAGAATTTATTCCAATATTAAAAACACAGAAGCATACGCTAATCATATATTAGCATCTGATGAAAATGTGAAATCAGTAACAGTAATCGGAGAAAGTAAGACACAATGAAGCAAGAAGATTTTATACACAGACACATTGAGAGCATATTAGATGTTCCTGGTGATCTTAGTTCTGGGATCAACGGTTGTATACTCGCAACTGCATTCGATAGAGCATGCGACATCCTAGAATCAAATGGATCTAAGAAACCAAACATCGTAGATATAATCGATGATCCAGAATGTGAATTAACATATTTAGTAGAAAATGGATGATGATATGATATTTTGGGATGATATGTGGAACATGTCAAGTAAGAAACTAAAAAAAGCAATTAAAAATGAAGATACTACAAAAGATAGCGTGGAAGACACGCAAGTGGAACCTGAAGATTAATTTATTCGACCTATTTTTACACGATGGTGATGGGTGTTGGGGATTTACTTTATTAGAAGTAGTTCATAATTTCGAAACAAGATCTTTACTTGCATTTGAATTTAGATTACCAAATGGTGGTAATGTTAAAAAATTTAGCATTGACAATTGGGATTTCTTATTTCTTAGAGGTTATATGTATAAACAGTGGGAAAAGTTAGATGATAGAAAAATGTGGTCAGGTCCTCTTTCCAGATGGGATGAGATGAAATTAAAGATACTTGGAAAAATACTTTAAACTTTTTTGAAAATAATCAGCCAAATATTTTTTTATTTGGCTTTTTTTTGGTATATTAGTAGAGTAATTAAATTATTAACTAAAAGAAAAATTATGCCTTACATTACAAAAGAACAAGTTAAAGCAAAGAGAAAAGCTCTTAAAGAAGCTCTTCCTGAGTACAAATTATCTATTACTACTGAACACTATAGTGGTATTAAAGTAGCTATCATGAGAGGTCCGAGTACGTTACATGGATCCACTTATGAACAACTAAATCCTTATATAGATTATAGAGAAGAGAGATGGGACAGAGATCTTGAAGATCACGTGTCTTACCCTGAGATTGCAGATTTGATGGAGGTTATTATGCCTATATTAAACGAAGGTATTGGTGAAGGTTTTGAAGACTCTGACTACGGTCATGTACCTGATTATTATACTTGGGTTCATATTGGTAAATGGGATAAACCTTATGTCTGTACTCAAATCGCAGGTGTAGATTTTTCGGAATCTCTTAATCAATTGGATAACTTATCAATCCTTTCATAAAAATGACATTTGAAGAAAGGTCTTTAGAAGCTGTAGACATTTTTGGAAAAGATGTGGTTGACGAGGTTATTGCTATCGTTAACCTTTCTGATCCTGATGCAGCTTATGTTCAATTTGAAGACGAAGGTTTAAGCAACCACGTTTCATGTGTAGAATTTATTTACTTTAATTAAAATATTATGAATAAAATTAAAACAATTATTAGAAAAATAGAAGCAACCGACATCTTTTTGATTACGGCATTTGGCTTGTATTTAACTCTTTTAATTTCAAATCTTTTAAAAATGATGTAAATTTTCCAGAAAGTATGTAATTATACTTATATGGAAAACAAAATCAAAACACCAATCGTAGAATTAATTGAGCAATTTGAGTCAGAGTTACATCACAGTAGCACTCGTCAAGGATTACAATATGCGATTGAAATTTCTAAGCGAATGCTTAAGAAAGAACAGAAGATAATGTGCTGGTTTGCTCAAGAGTGGCACGAAATGAAAATTAAAACAGAATACTAATGCAAGAATTATTTAAAGAAAGAGTTAATTATAATAAATTAGGTGGCAAAGAGCAAGAGGTTTATAATTTTGCTAAAACAGCAGCAGTACTAGTAGAATATGGATTTGCATGTTCTCAGATCACAGCAGATAAGCACGGTGCAGACATGATTGCATATCATATAGATACAGCTACTCCATATTCTATTCAGTTAAAAGGCTCCAGGGCTACACTGGATCGTAAGTATTCAGGTAAAAACATTTGGATTGCATATACAGATCGTAAAACAAATGAGCTTTGTATTTATAATCATGATCAAGCTGCAGAGATATTTGAAAAAACCAAATCAGGTCAATGTGACACATGGAAAAACAAAGGATGGTATAGCGGAATGAGTATGCACAAACATTTTGAAGAAATTATTACTCGTTTAAAAATAAATTGAAAATAATTAGCTCCAGATTTTTTTATGTCAATTATTTGTGGTATATTAGTACTGTATTTAAAAGCTAAAAGATATGACAATTAAACAATTTTACTTAGAGAGCTATCCAAGCGATGATTTGGGTACTGAGATCGATGAAAGCGCAACTTTTGCAGGTTTGCTAAATAATATAATTACAACCAACGATGTATATTCATATATTGGTGTAGGTGATAGTATTATTAGAGAAAGATTATTTTCTAAATTAGCAGAACAATTAAACACAAGTTACGATTACGTTTATAATTTATGGTTAAAAAAATAAAAGACATGACAGATTTTCAACTTATTGCAGATTTCGTTGAAGCATCAAATGCTACGAACTCTAATTCAGATAAACTAGAAGTTATCAAAGAATATACTCAGTATGATATTGTGTGTAAAGCACTTAATTATACTTACGACACATTTAAACAATATGGTGTAACTTCTGCTAATTGTAAGAAAAATTCAGATTTGGTAAGTCCTTACCACCAATTTGAAGACTTTTTCTTGTTGTTAGATTATCTAAACGATAGAACTCTTACCGGTCACGATGCAATTAAATCAGTTAACCGATATGTGTCAGATAATCCGCTTTATGCAGATCTTATTTGGAATATCATCGATCGTAACTTAAAGACTAGGTCTACCACATCTATGATCAATAAAGTAAAACCCGGCTTAATTCCTACATTTGATGTGGCACTCGCTCAAGCATACGACGAGAAGACTAAGAAAAAAGTAGATTGGAACGATGGTTGGTATGCAAGTCGTAAACTTGATGGAGTTAGGTGTCTTGGTGTTATTGATGATAAAGGTAAAGTTAAATTTTACTCAAGACAAGGCAAAGAGTTTTTGACTCTTGACAATCTTAAGCCATCTATTGAGAAGCTTGGTCTAACTAACATGGTTTTTGACGGAGAAGTTTGTGTAGTAGATGAAAATGGTAATGAAGATTTTCAAGGTATTATTAAAGAGATCAAACGAAAAGATCATACTATTGAAAAACCATTTTATTATATCTTTGATTTATTGACTTCTAAAGATTTTGCAGATAAAGAATCTATCACTACAATTTCTGAAAGACTTGAAACTGCAAGATCATATGTAATGGATGACGATTACATTGGAGTTTTAAAACAGATTTTGGCAGATGACATGGTGATGGAAACTATGATGGAAAAGTCAAAACGTGAAGGTTGGGAAGGTCTTATGTTGCGTAAAGATACAACTTATAAAGGCAAGCGTTCTAATGATGTTCTTAAAGTTAAGAAATTCTTTGATGATGAATATATTGTCGTTGATCTTGAAAATGATACACATAGGGTTATTGTCGATGGTGCAGAGGTTGAAGAAGTAATGTTGAAGAATGTTATTATTGAACACAAAGGAAATCGCGTACAAGTCGGCAGTGGCTTTAATCATGAGCAACGTAGATACTATTTCCAAAATCCTAATCAGATTTTAGGAAAACAAATCACAGTTCAATACTTTGAAGAAACAACAAATATGAATGGAACTCACTCACTAAGATTTCCAGTAATTAAAGCGGTGTATGAAACACCAAGAGACATTTAAATATAAATAATATGAGATATACAGTAACTTACGAGGTTTACATTGAAGGCGACAATGACAAACATGCCCTTTCTAAGGCAGAACTAATAGCCAAAAATCAAAACGCATTACATCCGAGTCAAAGATGGGATGTACATAAACTACATATCACTCCGTTTGCATCATTAAATGTAAAAGAAGTCGATATTGATGCTATTAGAACAGAAAAATTACTAAAAGAAGATTTACCATTTTAATTATGCCAGAATTAGCCGAACTTAAATTAACATCAGATTACGTAAATAATTGCTCAGAAGGAGTAACATATGCTCGCGTAGAAAAGAATCCCCAACACAAAGGTAAGGAGCTAGATATTCCGTTTAAATACTTTAGTATTAAATCAGAAAGTAAGGGTAAAGAAATTGTACTAACTATTAAAGATGAAGATAGTAAAGATTTTATTCCTATTCGTATTACTATGGGAATGTCAGGCCATTTTCAACTAACAAATACTGGCCAAGAGCCAAAGCACGCACACCTTAAGTTCCATCGAAAAGACGGCACTACACTATCGTTTGTAGATGTACGTAGATTTGGTAAATGGACACAAGGCGTTGCATGGAACGAGGACAGAGGACCAGATCCAACGTCAGATTTCGATGCCTTCTTTTTGAATATTATGACTAATCTTACTAAAAGAACATTTCGTAAGCCACTTTATGAAGTTCTTATGGACCAAAAATGGTTTAATGGGATTGGTAATTATTTAAGAGCTGAAATTATATTCAGAGCAGAGAATGTTGATCCATTTCTTCCAGCATCCCAGCAAATTGCTAAGTACCCAAAGATCTTGGAACTATGTAGAGATATTCCGATGTTGGCGTATGCCAAAGGAGGCGGAAGTATTCGAGACTGGGACAATCCATTTGGATCTGATGCCATCCAAGAAAAATTTATGCTCTGTTATGGAAACAAAACGATGGATACTCGTATAGATCCTAAGGGACGTAGATTTTGGTATGATCCTAAATGGAACGCACCGATGCACAGAGACGATTTAAAAGATTGGGATTATTATAGCGGCTTACCAAGTCCTTCAGCATATAAATCATAAATAAATTGATAATGAGAAACACAGTTAAATTACCACAGCCACAAAAGGATATTATTGTAAAAGCCTTACAAGTTTATCAAACTGCATTAAGAACACTAGAGGATAAAACAGATGATCAAGAATATACTGACTTTGATATTACTGCTTTGACTGGAATGTTTAAGGACGGTGATGTTGATGTAAGAATTGAATTAGATGAAGAAGTACATAACTCATTTGTACACCGACATGGTGTAGATTTTCCAATGTATGTTTAACACCAAAGACAATGGGTAATTACTTAAAGCAAGGATTTGTAAGAGAGTTGGAATGGAAACTCAACAGAGAAGAAATCTCTTACTCTAAAATGGTAGAGTTGATGGAAGAAGAATGCATAAAGAACTATAATGCAGAAACCTTTAAAACCAAAGAGAGATGAGACCATTAGACAATGTTCAAATGATTGAAGTCAAAGAAGGGGTAGTAACCATCACTTATAAAGATGGTACAA